CTTGATCTATATAACTTTGGTTATACTGGTGATGCAAACAATGCAAAAGCAGATGGTTATCCAGAAATCCATCTTTATATGCCAGAAGATATTTCGGCTAAATATGCTAGTACGTGGGGTGGAAGAGATTTTGGTCCGCTGTCAGGGCCTGCGTTGGCGCTTGCTGGTAACGTTTTAAATGCCACCAGAAGAGAGGAAGCAAAAACAGCAATGGCTAGTTTAGGACCAGAATTTCAAAAAATAGGTGATGGTCTAGTCGGGTATGTTGGATCTTCTGCTATTGCTGCAGCTATGAATAAAATTCCTGGAATGGGAGGCAGCGTGGGAGCCAATGATATTCTTGCTGCCACCAGCGGAAGAATACTAAATCCAAATACAGAAGTATTATACACTGGTCCTAATATACGGCGTATAGGTTTTGACTTTACATTAGTGCCCAGAAATAAAAGAGAAGTAACTAGTTGCAAAGAAATTATTAAAACTTTTAAGCAAGCTTCCCTTCCAAGTATTGAAGGAAACATGCTTAATGTGCCAAAACTAGTTAAGATTAGATTTATGACAGGTTCCAAAGAAAATGGTTATATACCAAAATATAAACTTTGTGCTATAGGAGGCGTAGATGTTAACTATACTCCAAATGGTTCTTGGTCTACCTTTACAGATGGATCACCAACTGCAATGAAACTATCTTTAAAATTCCAAGAATTGAAGTTAATATATCAAGAAGACATAGAGCCAGGTTATTAAAATGTTATTTTCTAAAATTCCCAACATAGAATACGATCAAAAACCGCAGAGATTTCCATTCTCTGAGACAGAATATATTCTTGCTAAAAATTTCTTTAGAAAATTTAAAATTGATACTACAAATTTTCAATCAGCATTATTCTTTAACAAGTATGTTATAACAGATACTGATAGACCAGATTTAATATCACAACAATTTTACCAAACTACTGCTTATGATTGGGTAATTTTACTTACTAATAATATCATCAATCCTTTGTTTGACTTACCGATTAAAGAAAATGATATGTATGCTTTCGTAGAAAAAACATATGGTGTCGCTGATGGTATTCATCACTATGAAACTGTAGATGTAACAAACAGTTTGGGTGAAATTATTCTTAAGAAAGGATTGTATGTTGATTCAGTTTTCTATTCAACCACTCATAAATTTTATAATCGTAGTGATAAAACTTACTTTACAAAATCTGGAAACACAATTTCGTTTCCCGTATCCTATTATGAATACGAAACAGATTTAAATGATAAACGTAGAGAAATATACATTCTTCGCCCAGAGTTTTTAGCAAAATTTGTTTCTCAATTTGAAGATGCTGTAGAGTATAAACAATCCAGTGGATATATTGACAGGAATACAAAGAAATCTGGCGTCTGACTTTTATAGACAAAAAAATTGGGCGATTTTTTTGATCGCCCAAATGGTTTTTGTTATGTGATTTTGAAAATCAGTCTTCCTCAGCGAGGCGAGCGAAGTAGCTGAGAGCATCGTCTTCCTCTTCAACAACACCAGAAGCAACTGCTACGCGAGCAGGAGCAGTGCGTGGAGCGGGAGCAGAGAACTCTTCATCCTCTTCCTCATTCATAGTCTTAACTACGGTAGCAGCACGAGCAGCAGCAGGGGTCTTAGTGATACCAAGCACCATATTCAAACGCTCTTCAAGTTCTTCGTAGGTTTTGAAGTTAGACGGAGCAACAAACTCTTGGAGAGAGTATGCTTTACGCCAGATCGCTTCAAGCGCAGTATCGTCTGCCGATAGCGCCGATGCTGCGGCAAACTCAGACTTATCATAGTTCCAATACCCAGCAACGTTGGTGATTTTCAGTTTGAAGTTAGCACCTTCCCACAGATCAAATGGATTGGTAGGGGTTTCATCTTCAAACTCAGGTTGCATAGCAGCGGTAACTTTATCAAAGATTTTCTTACCGAACTTATACAAGAATACCTGACCTTCATTCTGTGGGTTTGCTTTATCACTTACCACATAGATGTTAGCGTAATAGGTGAGCTTACGCTTCTGCTTACGAGCAGTTTCTTTATCGTTATCCCGACCACTGTTCCACAGTTTACGGTTGACTTCTCCAACAGGATCTTTACCACCCAGAGTAGTCAAAGAGTTTTCAATATACCAACCACCATCACCTTGAAAGGCATGGGAGTATAGTTTTACGAAAGGAATATCCTCACCATCAGGAGCGGGGAGGAAACGGATCACGGCAAATCCATTACCAGCGGCGTCAACACTGGGTTTCCATAGACGATCATCGCCACTGGAAGTAGAGTTTGCTTTCTCTAATTCTTTAGTAAGAACAGAGAAATCAGTTTGGGATTTGCGCTTGAGATCAGCAAAAGACATAGGATTACCTCGGATTTTTTTAGATTTGGTTTGTGTGACACCTGATCACTTATTCATAATAGCACAGGCAGGGAGTGGTGTCAAGCCTCGCCTGCCAGTATTTGCTTTTCAAATTTTTTTAATTTAAATAACATATCTTTCATCATGTCAGATACATCTGCTGTTGGCCACCAGTTATACATTAACTTGACATTTTCTTCAAGATGTTCTCGTACTTCTTTTGCTCTTTTATCATCAGAAAGTTTTAAACGAGCATAGAAAATTTGTTGTTTCTCCACCAACTCACGAACTGCGCTAATGTAATTGAGTTGATCTACTTTACTAGCGTTGGAAGAAACATCAAGTGTCATCTGCATTGCTTTCATTTGGAGTATCTCCATTTGTCTTGCTTCCGCTTGAACTATATCCGAATCAAAAAAGTCGCTCATACCAGTACCAGTTTTGCTTTTGATGTTTTTTTCATGTAGTTGAGTTGCTGTGCTTCATGCTTCAGCTTCTCTTTTAACGGTTTAGAAATCAGTTTAGATACTGTTTCCAATTCAATCTCATTACTATCACAATAATGAATGATAGCATCAATGTAACTCATAGCGTCACTATTTACAAGTGTTTCTACCTCGGTGGAAAATCTCACAGTAGTCATAAATTTATCCTCAATTAGATGGGAGTTATCCTCCATATTTTTCCTCGTACAGTGAGCGTAGATAGATTAATCTATCAAGGTATTCTTTATCTGGTTTCTTAATTACAACTTGTGTGCTGCCATCTTCACAGGCAACAATAGTAACTAGTTGTTTAATGCGTGTCTTATATAGTTCATAAAACATACACGCATATCCAGTTTCTTGAATGTAATAATCTTCCATCCATTCTTCTTTCTTTTCTTCAGCGGAAGTTTTGAAGTCAATAACGGATGGAATACTATCAAATTCACCAATACAATCTACACGCCCAGCAATTTCAAGGTGATCAGAATAGAGTGCTGCTTCTTGCAAATAGACTTTGGTAATTCTATTGAGTGTCGGAACAGCATTCTTAAACATCAAGAGGGGGAGGGGTGAACTCTTATGTTCCTCAGCATTATAGCAGTTATTCAGATAATTTTCAACTATGCTGTGAAAATTTGTTCCACGGGTGCAGGCACGAGTTGAAATTGCTTGTGCTTTCTCTTGCCCTACACGCTGTCTCCACTTAGCAATGGATGCTTTCTTCTTCGGACACATTCCAAGAACTGTTGTAATGGAAGGATGTTGTTTTCCAGAAGGTGTAGGGTATAACCTACGACCATCAACCATTACAGCTTCAAGTTCAATAGGAGCGAATGACGAAGAGTGAAGAAACATTTAAAATCCCAGATTAATTTTACTAATAATATAATTACGCACAAGACCTGAGCGAACAATGTCTTGCACTCCAAACTCAATAGAAGAAAACTCTTCCATGACATCAATGATTTTTTGAAAATCTAAGATACCATTGCGCTCATTGGTTCTTACCAAGTCAGTTTGTTGAACATCACCACAGAATATAATCTTACAATTTTGACCTACACGAGTGATGATTGAATCAAGTTCATGGAAGTTTAAATTTTGCATTTCATCTACAATGATGACACAATCATCCATCGTAGTGCCACGAAGGAATGATGTAGACCAGAAGCTAACCGTTCCTTGAGTTTTTAGATTGCCATATAGCATTTCAAACTCTTCATCGCTGAAGTCTTCAAACATATACTTTACCATATTCTTATATGGAATTTGATAAAGCGATGACTTGTCTTCATGGTCACCAGGAAGAAAACCAATCTCCCTAGTTGCTACAAGTGAACGAACAATATAAATTTTTTCATATGGTGTGTGCTCATTGAGAACATCTTTGAGTGCCAAGTAAAGCGCAACGAATGTTTTACCAGTACCAGCAGCACCATAAGCAAATAAATTCTTATCTTTTGCCCACTCGTCAAACATCTTACGCTGAGCATCTGTAAGTGGCTCTATATCTTTTATAAGATAATCTTCGTTGATTGGTTTCTTACGCTTAATTTGTTTAACGCTCATACCATTCGGCACAACTTGTTTAGTCTTACGAGTTCTTACTGGCATAATTAAATTCTTTCTACTGTTGACCCTGGAGTATCGGCGGCGCGGTTGATGATATGTTTCCAGTCACTATCAGTTTTATTCTGCCAGTTTCCAATTTCAGAAACGGCATGGAGAAGAGTAGGCATCTGGGTAAGATGTGAATTTTCAGCAAGATAGGCTTCCCTATCTGCCATATACATCCACTTCTCAAACTCTTCACCAGTATTATTATCCTTGAATTTGTAGGTTGGCATCAGTATTAAACCACG